TGGTGGGTCGTTCGTCATCAACGGCAAGATCGTGCATCCCAACCTGAAGGCGGTCGGCATCGAGACCCACTGCGCCGGCCGACTGCGCTTCAAGGATGGCGTCTGGCGCTGGGGCGAGAACGACGGCAAGGGCTGGGTCGCGAAGGGCGCTCCGATCCCGACTAACGAGGTCGAGCCGCTCGCGCCGATGCAGAACGTCTACGGGTTCCACAAGCCGACCGCGTACCAGCTCCACATGCTCGACCTACTCGAGGCCGACCTCGCGCTTACGATCAGGTTGCTGACGGACCCGGGATGGAGCGTGAAGCCGAACCCGCCCGACCAGTACCCCCGCTGGGTTCCACAGCTGCGCAAGGGCGCCCCGGTGCTCGGGCACGTCCACCTCAATCCGACCGACCGAGAAGACCCAGGTCCAGAGCTGTGCGCTCGCGCGGCCAAGATCCCGTGGTTCACCAAGCCCGGCAACGTGTAGAGTCAGCCCATGGCAGGATCAAACAACACGGTAGAGCTGATGGGCGAGCTGCGGCGGACCCGCGTCAACGGCGGTCAACATCAGCTGCCGCTGCTGCGCACGATCGCGGACCTGGCTGACCTCCTGATCCGCGAGAAGAAGGTCAGGCAGGCTGACGGCGACGTCGTCATCCCGCTGGACGGTGTGACTGCACGCAGCCTCGTGATCGTCACGCCGTCACCGATCAGCTACCGGCTCAACGGGTCCACAGTTGACACGCTCTGCGGATCCATCACGATCCTGTTTGACACCGCCGTCACCAGCCTCACCGTCCGCAACGACGACGCCAACAAGGACGTCACGGTCGAGGTGTGGATCGCCACGTAGAAGGAGAACCAGAGGAGAAGTCATGCTAGCCATCGTCCTGAACTTCGACACCGACATCCGCCAGCGCGCTCACGCCGAGCTGCAGATCGACACGCCCGCGTGGCGCGATCTGATGGTCGGCGAGCAGCTGGTCAAGCTCGCGCCGTTCGTTAGCGCCCAGGTGGCGCGCGACGCTCAGCGAAAGCAGGTCGCATGACGAAGCAGGACTTTTGGTCGCAGCTCGGGGAGGGCAAGGCTTCACGCGTCCTGGTCCCTGAAACTGCAAGGCGTCCGGCCACCCGGACGCGGATCGTGCGCGCGGCACCGTGGAGTCACTACGCCGGCTACGACGAGCGTAGCGGGGGGCGACCGCGGTGCCGCGCGCAGGGCTGCGGCAAGGCGTTGCGGAAAGACCAGCCGTTCGCCTGCAGCCCGAAGTGCGAGGCGCTCGTTCGTGACGAGGTCCAGGCGATGCTGCGCGCGATCACCGGGAAGGCAGCATGACCGGGCGTCTCGGCCCCCTCGAGTTCATCGACGCCGCTACAGCGCCGGTCGATAACGCCGAACAGCGCGAACCTGACCCGGCCGAGAAGGCTGGCATGGAGCGCCTGGTTCATGCGTTCGGCGCGAAGCAGGTCGGCGACGGCCGTCGCTCGGATTCGATCTTCCGCCGACTCCACAGTGAGCTCTCCAACGTCGCGCGCGGCAACGGCGGGACCAGCGTGGTTCCTGCAGCTCAGCGAACGACGGGCGACAGCCGGCTACCTCGCTCGGGATCCCGCTTCGAGATGGTACGGGACTGGGACCTGGACACGAAGCCAAAGAGGCCGGCGTGACCCGATCGGTCGTGCTCGTGTCTGGCGGGCTCGACTCCGCGGTCGTGCTTGCCATGGCGATCGAGGCAGGCCACGAGGTGTTCCCGTTCCACGTCCAGTACGGCCAGAAGAACGCGCGCGAGCTGCTGTCGGCCAAGGCACTGGTCGCGTTCTTCAGCCTGTACGACCGGCTTAGGGTCGTCACTGTGGACATGCAGATCCGCGGGTCAGCGCTGACCGACGAAGCCGTCGAGGTTCCGAGCGCGCAGGCTGACGGCGTCCCGGCGACCTACGTCCCGGCGCGCAACACATTCATGCTCGGTCTGGCAGCATCGTTTGCCGAGAGCGTGAGCGCGAGCAGGATCTGGGTCGGTTTCAACCAGCTCGAGGACGTCTACACGCCCGCCGGCCGCGCGAGCGGCGTCAGGTTCGCGAACCGCGTGAGCAGCGTCGGCTACCCGGACTGCAGCGACGAGTTCGTAGACGCGATGAACGACCTGCTCAAGCTCGGGATGCGCCGGCCGGCAAAGGTCGTCGCCCCCATCATCGACATGACCAAGAGCGAGATCATCCGCGAGGCGCTGTGGCTGCAGGTCCCGATCGCGCTCACGTGGTCGTGCTACGCCGGCGGCGCCGCGCCGTGCGGTCGATGCGATGCCTGCCGCGCCCGCGTTGCTGCGTTCGCATCGCTCTGTAAGCCAGACCCGGCTCAACTCACGTAACTGGTTGACAGCACATGGCCCAGGTTCTACGCTCGCGTCAAGACCTGCAGAAGGTCATCAACCAGGAGAAGACGCATGAAGACGATCAGCGAGTTCGAGATGTTCGGTGGCAAAGGTGGCGGCAAGGGCAAGAAGGGCGGTGGCAAGAAGAAGGGTGCCAAGAAGGGCGCCAAGAAGCCGCCCGCCAAGAAGGGTGGCGGCAAGAAGGCGAAGGCCGGTGCCAAGAAGCCCCCGGCCAAGAAGGCGAAGAAGGCCGGTCCAAAGAAGCCCCCGGCCGCCAAGAAGCCGGCCAAGCTCCTCAACTAGTCCGGCGGCGGCAGCTCCTGGTTGATGGCGCCTCCATAACCAGCCGGTCTCGTGCCGGGAACATACTGGAGGCAACGTTTTGATCGTCGTGACCCTGTCCAAGCTTCGCTTGTCGATCGAAGGTCATGCGGTCGGCGGCAGAGGCGCCAGCTGGCTCCGTGCCTGCGCTGCCGTGTCCGCTGTTGCGTTCATGCTCAAGCCTCGGCAGGCCCGCAAGACGGTGCCAGGCTCTGCAGCGTTCGATCTGTACCAGCATGCCGGCCCGCGACGTGAGCCTGGTGAGCTCGACGCTCGTGCACTGGCTACGCTGCGGCAGCTCGCGCGCACCTACCCTGACCACGTCAAGATCAAGGTGACTACGTGATCGTCTGCGCCCTGTCGACCAGTGCCCTCGCGCAGAAGATCCTCCTGTTCGTCGAGAACTTCTCGAACATGGAGTTCTACTCGTACCAGCGATTGCCGGCGCTGCGGATCATCGAGAGCCTGCTGCGGAACGACGGCGACGTGATCACCTGCCTGTTCTCGCGCCAGTCTGGCAAGTCGAACATGCTCGCCGCGCTCGGCGCGGGCCTGACCGTCATCCTGCCGGTGTTGGCCCGGACGTTCCCGGATGATGAGCGGCTCGCGCGGCTCGACACGTGGGGCTCAGGTCGGGGCATCCAGATCGGCATCTTCGGCCCGAACCAGGAGAGCACCGGTCCGATCTACGAGCGCATGCGCGAGATCGTGATGTCCGAGCACGCGCAGGAGATCTGTGCGGACCCCGAGATCTCCGTGCACCTCGTCCAGTCGCGCGGCGACAGCTTGCAGTGGAACACCGGCGCACGCGTTCGAGCGAAGACGGCCAACGAAGGCGCGTTCGTCGAGGGCAAGACCTACCACCTGGTCATCATCGACGAGGCGCAGAAGGTGCTTGGCGCCAAGGTCCGCAAGGAGATCTCGCCGATGCTCGCCGCGACCAACGGCACGATGGTCAAGATCGGAACGGCGTGGATGAGCCGCGGCGGCTTCCATCTCGACATCCAGACCAACATCCTGGTGCAGAAGAACGGCGGCAAGCAGAACCACTTCGAGTTCGACTACGAGATCGTCATCCGCGAGAAGCGCGCGCTGTACGACCGGCAGAAGCGCAGCTACGACCAGTACCAGCAGCAGATGGCAGACCTGCGCGCTGGTCGCCGCAAGGAACCGCCGGCGGCCAACCTCCGTACGGTCGTTCCTGACGCCACCCACCTGTCCTACGAGAAGTGGCTGACGGGCGAGATCCGGCGGCTCGGCGGGACGCACAGCGAGGAGTTCAAGATGAACTTCAAGCTCGCGTGGCAGGAGTCGCGGCAGATCGCGTTCACGGACGACGAGCTGACACGCGGCGCGATGCCCAACGTCGAGATGGTGTCGAGCCAGCGCCGCGGCGTCATCGTCGCCGGCCTCGACATCGCCAAGTCGAACGACAGCACCGTGCTCACCGTGACCGAGGTCGACTTCTCGATCCCGATCCACGAGGCGGACGTCAGCCGCGCGCAGACCACGCCGGTCGACGTCCACTACATCAAGAGGATCCTCGGTTGGAAGGAGCTGCAGGGATCGTTCGAGAACCTCCAGTACGGAGGCATCGTCGACTTCCTGTCTGGCTTCGCGGTCCAGCGCCTCGTGGGCGATAGCACCGGCATGGGCGATCCTGTGATGGAGCGGCTCGAGGTTCTGCTGGCTCCGCTCGCCATTGAGGTTGTTCCGTTCCGCTACGGGACCGCCAGCAAGAGCGACCTCTACAAGTATTATCTCCAGGAGTTCAAGAGCGGGCGCATCCAGTACCCTGCGGGCGAGCTGACGCAGGACTCGATCGAGTTCCGGCACTTCATCGAGCAGCACAGCGACCTCGTGCGCGAATATGTGGGCAGCTACCTGTCGTGCTCAGCTTCAGAGGAGTCGCTGCACGACGACTACCCGGACAGCAGCGCGCTCGCGGTGTGGGCCTCGCGGGACATCATGACCGCGCGCGAGCTGCCGTCGATGGAGGTCTCCGGCTTCGGCGCTGTCGGCGTGACCAGGTTCGGCAGCGGCGGACCGTCCCGCTTGGAGCGCTACCGTAGGCACCGCTGAGCGTGGTAGCGTGAGGCCCATGGGCGGATCATCAAAAAGTTCTGGCAGCAAGTCGAAGGGCCATCCAAAGCCAGGCGGCCACTCGAAGCTCGGCAAGAAGTCCGGTCCAAAGAAGCCGCCCAAGCCCAAGAAAGATCCCAAGAAGCCGAAGGAACCAAAGAAGAAAGGTGCGAAGAAACCACCGAAGAAAAAGGCGCACGGCGGCGGTGGAACGCATCACGGTGGAAGCACCGGGATCCTGAAAGCCGTCGGTCGCGTTGTCAAAGAAGCCAGCTAGGGAGGTGACCCGTGAAGTTCGGACGCAACAAGCTCAAGCCCACCATGAACGAAGCCCAGAAGAACATCGTCGCGCGTGGTGACGACAACCCGCCGCGGCGCGGTACGTTCCTGACCCCGCTCCTCACCAACAGCCAGTTCGACGACCCGACCGGATCAGCCGTGCGCGGCACGCGCCCCGAGATCGCCGATCAGCTGGTCAACGGCGTCAAGTCGGCGACGCAGATGGCCAACATCCCATCGGACGAGAAAGACGACGTCGGCCGGTTTGACCTGCGCAACTTTGCGCGAGGTGCGGACCGGACCGGCGGGACGTCTCGCATCAAGTGATCCTCCGCTGGCACGACCACGACGTCGACCTCGTCCGGCTTGCAGGCTGGCGCGGCCGGCTGCTGCTCTGGTTGTTACAGCGATGGCTGACACGGTGGCTCGTGCGTGGACAGCTTCCGATCATGGAAGACTCGCCAGCTCAGCCGACCGTAGAGATTGACCCGATCGCATACCGGCGCTACGCCGCGGTTCCCGCGCCGGACGCCCCGCCGGCCGAGCCTGAGTCTACGAGCCTGGACCGCCTGAGCGCCGCCAACGCCAATCCTCGAGCTGGTCGATACGCGTACAAATCGAGCCGTCGGTTTGCGAGCCCCGAAGGCGACTTCGACAAACTGTCGGAGTCAGACCCAACCCCTGTGATGAAAAAGCCGAAGAGGTAGCCATGGCCGAGCCCGTCCCGCCACCGCCCGTGTTCACCGTGATCAGCCGCGAGGTCGCACGGCGCAAGCCGGCCTCGATCGACGACGCCGGCCGCGAGGTTCCAGCTGTCGGCTTCGCCACGTCGTTCTCTCGGATCAACATGAGCCAGTCCAAAGCCGTCGCCATCCCGATCATGGACCTGGCGCCTATCACGCCGCCGCATCTCGTCCACAAGGTGATGCGAAGCCGCGTGACCTACCTGGTCCTGATCCTCGTCGCTGCAGCCGCTGCCTGGGCGCTGGTGGCTTCCTAGATGTCGCAGACGTTCCTCAGCCAGTCCGTCCCCGGCCCAAGCGCGCTCGGCACGTTTTCGCGCTCGGTCGATCCCCAGCAGCTGCAGACGTACCTCGCCCTCGAGCAGGCCGAGATCCTGCGTCTGCGCCGCTACAACGAGTTTTGGCGCTTCTACCTCGGCCAGCACTGGCAGTTCACGCGTGAGGGCGGAGAGCCGCTCGTCACGGTCAACTACTGCCGGCGGATCGTGAACAAGATCTGCGACTGGATGATCGGCAAGGGCATGCAGGTGACCGTGCCTGCGCCGCTCATGAACTTGACGCTCCCTGTGCTCGAAGAGGTCTGGAAGTACAACAACGAGCAGGAGTGGCTACGCGCTGCGTCCATCACCGGGTCTGTTACCGGCGACGCTTTCGCGCTCGTGACCTACGAGGACGCAACGGTGCAGGCGCGACGGATGAATCCGCACACGCAGGGCAGGATCCGTCTCCAGCTCCTCGGCAGCGAGCAGGTGTTCCCGACCTGGGACCCGCTCAACAAGGACACGCTGCTGCAGGTCCGCATCGAGACGCTCTACTACGACAGCGCGGCGAGCAAGTCGATGCAGGAGCAGTCGAACACGCAACAGCGCCACCTCCATGTTCTGCGGTTCACGCAGATCATCACGCCAGAGAAGATCATCGAGCAGTTCCAGGGTGGCGACCCGACGATTCGGGACAACGTGCTCGGCGAGATCGCGCTCATCCACATCCCAAACCAGATCGTGCCCGGCGAGTATTACGGGCTCAGCGACATCGACGGGTTGACGAACATCAACCGAGAGATCAACGAGAAGTACACGGACGTCAGCGACATCATCAACTACCACGCGGCGCCGGTGACTGTGATCTTCGGCGCGAAGGCCGGCAACCTCGAGCGCAGCGCCAAGCAGGTGTGGAGCGGGCTGCCGGCGGACGCCAAGGTGCAGCAGCTTGAGCTGTCGACCAACCTTCAGCAGCCGATCGACTACATCAAGATGGTCCGCGAGGTGTTCATGGAGCTGTCGAACGTGCCCGAGCAGTCGCTCGGCCGCGAGCAGACCATCAGCAACACGTCGGGCGTTGCGCTCGCGATCCAGTACCAGCCGCTTGTCGAGCTTGTCGAGCGCAAGTCTCCGCAGTTCTGCCGCGGCATCCAGGAGATCAACTACTACATCCTCCGCATCAAGGAGATCGTCGATCGGTCGTTCAAGCTGCCGACGGACCTGTGCAGCAACTGCGGCGGCAAGATCGCCGAGATGGAGTACCCGGACGGCACGATCCGCCGGCGTTGCTTCATGGTTGACCCGCAGACGTTCGACTTCATGGATCCGGCGAACGTCAAGGTGAAGTACATCCGCCTGCACAGCTTCGGCCCGTCTGTGAGCGAGGGGCCGGCTCACCAGGTGATGTCCGAGCACAACACGACCGCGCCAAGCGAATGGGACCCCGCGAAGTCGAAGGATGCAGAGGCCAAGCACGCCGCTGACCAGAAGGCGCTGACACCACCCGCCCCGCCGGCCGAGCCCGGTCAGCCGCCTGCTCCAAAGCCGCCGACGCCGCCATACGAGCCACCGCAGATGCACGACGTCCAGTTGCCGCCGGAGCCCGAGACGATCACGGTGCAGCGGGCGAAGATCGATCCCAACACCGGGGCCGTTGTCGCGGACGGCCCGCCGCAGACCATCCAGGTCGTGTGGACCGAGTGCGAGGCGCCGAACTACCTCAACCCGTTCGACACGACGGTCAAGCTCAAGCCGACCTTGCCCAAGGACAAGGCGCTCGAGATCGCGTACCACACGCTCCTCAAGACCGCGGGTGCGGTGAGCTCGGACTGGATTCGCGAGCACACCGATGACATCGAGAACCCGGCCGAAGAAAAGAAGCGGTGTGACGCAGAGCGTACCCAGATGGCCGCGCTGACGGCGAAGGCCGGCGGACATTCCGCGGTCCCGCCTCCGAAGGGCATCAGCCAGCCGAAGGCACAGGACGAAGACCCGACCAAGTCTCAGACGTAGACGTGGTAGGCTCACGGAACGGTGACAGGGGCAACCCTGGCCGGGCTTAACAAGGAGATCCCGATGTCCCGTTTCACGAACCAGAATCTTCGGTCCATCTACAACACCGGCAACCGCGACAAGCTGCGCGACACGCTGAACGCGGTCGACGGCTTTGTGGGCGATGCCGCCTCGATCGGCGTGCCGCCTGTCGTGACGTCCGGCGCGATCGATCCGCTGCGCAAGGTGACGCGGCTGTCGGTCACCGGCACGACCGCATTCACGCTGGCTGACGGCACCATCCCCGGCCAGCGCGTCGTCGCGCGGGTCTCGGTCTCTGCCAGCACGCCCAACGGCTCGGTCACGCCGGCTCACACTGACGGCACGTACACCAGCGTCAACACGATGAGCGTCGTGGGGACCTCGGTCGAGCTGATCTGGAACGGGACCGGCTGGGCGCTTGGGTTCGTTTCCGGCACGCTGACGATCACCTAGTGGTACGCTGCGTGGCATGTCCACCTTCATGCCATCGATCGTCGCGCGCACGCTCGGCGTCGGCGACCGCGCCACTGTGATCGAGCAGCCGGGCAACCCGGCAACCGTCGTCGACCCTCGAGCGGTGAACGACGAGCGCAACCCGATCTTTTTTGCTACCGCCGAGAACAAGGTGGCTCCGTGGCTCGAGAAGATCCGCGCGAGCAAGCCCTACAAGGTGCTGCCGGGCGGCCGACTGGTTCATCGCGGCGAGCAGCCCCTCACGGCTCCTCACATGCCGCGTCAAGTCTCGCTCGGCCACGACAGCAACCTCAACACGTCGTCTGGCCGGCACCTCTGATGAGCCGCCCTTCCCAAGGCGAAACCGGCGGTGTCGGGTCGATCTACAGCGCGCGGCTCAGCGAGCGTCACACGCCGTCCGCAAAGTGCGCCAAGACGCCGGCTGGCCGCGCGTACGTCAAGCGGATGCAGGCCAGCCGCGATGTCCACAAGGACGTCCCGGTCAAGGCCAAACCGACCCGCAAGTAGCGTCGCGCTGGACTTCGGGGGTCCACACAGTTAGGCTGCCTTGTAAGACATCGTTCGGTGTCAACGTCAACAAGGAGAACCTGACATGGCAAGTGGAACAAATCGTATGGCGACCGGCGTGGGCGCCGCCGCCAGCCAGAGCGTCGACGCGACCGAGGACGGTACGACCGGTGAGACCGGCCCGAACTCGTCCCAGGGCGAGGTCGGCGGCGCCGGCTCGATCTACAGCGCTCAGCTCAACGAGCGCCCCAACATCTCCAACCCGCGCAACCAGGGGCCGGTTCGGAACCCGTCCATGCTCGGCCGCGCGTCGATGCCGGTCGTCACGGCGTCGCAGCGCCACACGGGCAAGATCAGCTAGCCGCTGACCAGCCAGCAACCCCGGTAAGCACAGCACATGACCACCCCCAATATCGACCCCAACGCGCCCGCGGTCACCGTGACCGCAATCGAAGCCCCCATCGCGCCCCTCACCATGCCCCAGCAAGTGCCGGCCCCTCAGCCAACCATCCAACCGGTCACGCCCGTCACCTACACCGCGCAGGACATCGAGCGTGCTCGTGAGCAAGAGAAGGCGAAGTTGTACACGCGCCAGAAGGAGCTGGCCGACGAGCTGGCCGCGCTCAAGGCTGCCACCAAGCAGTCGACTGCAACCGCCGAGCAGACGCCGTCCCCCGAGCTTGTCGAGCTGCGGCAGACCATGCAGCAGATGGCTCAGCAGGTGAGCCAGCTGACCGCGACCAACGCGCAGGAGGCAGCAGCCCGGCGCACCGCCGAGCTGACCCTGTTCATGAACCAGCGGATCACCGCCTATCAGGCGGCGGGTCACGGCCTCGTGATGCGGATGATCGGCGGCGTCGACGAGCAGTCGATCGAGGCGAGCATCGTCGCGTCGGCTCAGGAGTACGCAGCGATCGTTGCGACCATCCAGCCGGCCGCGCCGCAGCAGCACCCGATCACGGTCCAGGTTCAGGCCACGCCAGCGGCGAGCTACGGCTTCCCTAGCGTGCCCAACGCCCAGTCCGTGGCTTCCTACGATCCGGGCCAACAGAACTTCATCGAGCAGGTCAACGTAAACACGACGCCTGACGCGGTTCGCAACGGCGACTACGCGAAGAACCGCCCCCAGATCATGGCGTCGCTCAGATCCCAGACCAGCGGGATCGCCGGCTCGATGAGCAACGCGCCTCGGTACATGCCGACGCCCGGCCAGCTGCCACCGAGCACTTGGCAGAACGTCCAGCAACCGCAGGCGTTGCCGACGCCACAGGTGCAGGCCCCGCAGTATCAGCAGCCGCAGCAATTCGCGCAGCCGCAGATGCCGCAGGTCGCGCCGCCCCAATACATCCAGCAGCCGGCCGTCCAGCTGCCGCAGTACCCGCAACCGCAGCAGCCCGGGATCGACGTCGCTTCCATCCGCGCTCATGCGATCTCGACCGTCACCCAGCACCTCGCGAACCCTGGTTCCGCGCCGCCGGCTCCGCTGCCGAACGGCCGCACCCCGGGCACGCACGCTGAGTACGCCAACCGCAACGGTGTCACGGGCGCCCCCAACGGCGCTCCGGTTCAGGCCAGCTTCAACGGCCAGAACCCGATGATCCGCAACTCGTAGAAGATCGATCCGACTTCGGTCCCACCCTCATCAACAACGACCTCACGGAGTTCACAAGATGCCAAGCGTTCTGAACACTGCGGTGGCAAACGGAGTCGGGTTCAACCAACTCCTCGATGCCACACGCGACGTCTTCTCGGCCGAGATCTGGTTCTCGGCGCTTCCGGTCCTGAAATGGGACCAGTTCACCACCAAGAAGACCGAACTCGGGGTTCAGGCTGGAAAGACGATCCAGATCCCCAAGTACGGCAACATCAAGCGCGGCGGTAAGCTGAGCGAGGGCGTGCGCATGAAGACGCAGCCCATGTCGCTCAGCTCGCAGAGCGTCACGGTGTCCGAATACGGCAACGCGGTCGGCTTCAGCGAGTTCCTGCTGCAGACTTCGTTCTACGACCAGCTGTCAGCGGCGAGCCTCCTGCTCGGCCGCGACATGGCGGTCGTGCTCGACACCGAGCTGCGCAACGTCGGCGTCAACGGCGTCAACGTGGTCTACGGCGGCAAGAAGGGGTCGCGCACCGCCGTGACCTCCTCTGACGTGTTCTCCACCGTCGTCGTGAAGGACGCGGTCGAGACGCTCGAGACCAACAACGCTCCGAAGTGGGCCGGGGACCACTACATCTGCTTCGCGCACCCGCACCAGATGCGCGGTCTGCGCGATGACAACGACTGGATCAACGCGTCGCTCTACTCGGGCGCCGAGCAGATCTACACCGGCGAGGTCGGCCGCTACGAGGACGTCCGGTTCATCAGCACGACGGTCATGCCGAACGGCGCGAACGGCGCCATCGACGCCACGACCGGCGACTTCGTCGACATCGGGTTCTCTCAGCCGCTCGCCAACGGGACGGCCGGCAACGTGACCACGATCTACCAGGCGGTGTTCTTCGGCGAGTACGCCGTTGGCAATGCCACGGCGCTGCCCGTCGAGATGCGCGACAACGGTGTCCAGGACTTCGGCCGCGAGCACGGCCTGGCCTGGTACGCGATCTTCGGCCAGGGAGCGCTGGAAACCAACAACCTCGTGGTCGCCGAGACCGCGTAAGAGAGGAGCGAGAACATGACCCAGCAAACGATCTACTACGGTCTCCCCCGCCCGCCGCACCCCGGCGTCAACAACTCGATGCTGCAGGACGGTCCAATCGTCTGCGACATCTACGACGCCATGGCCAACGCCGACACCGCCGTCCTGACGTTGCCGGTCATCGGCGATTTGTCGATGGCGCCTCGCGACGTTCAGGTCTACCGGCACACCGGTGGAGACGTCACGTCTGCGGCGAGCGCGACCTTCGCGCTCAACAACGGCGCCACCCTGCAGTTCCAGATCGATCCGAACAGCAAGGCGGACTCGACCCAGCGCGGCCAGGTCCAGCTCAACCACACGCTGGTCGGGCTCACGAACGGCTCGGCGACCGCGGCGCAGATCGCGGCCAGCATCAACGGTGACGTCAACCTGCAGCCGTACATCCGTGCGGTCGCTGGTTTGACGGCCAACGCTGTCACGCTGTTCCCGATGCTCTCGGCGCCGTTCCTGTTCAAGTCGACCAACATCCCGGCGGCCCAGCAGTTCGCCGCGCTCGAGGGCAGCCAGGTCCCTCAGTTCACGATCACCGGCGGGACCGCAGCCAACCTGCTCGCGTTCCCCGCGGGCTTCGTCGGGTACAACACCCGGTCGTACGTCTCGCAGACGATCGGCCTCGCCGGCGTGACCGGGTTCTCGTACGCGTACAACGCGACGACGCGCGCGCTGACGTTGACCAACACGACGGGCGGCGCGGTCAACCGCGTCTCCATGCTCGTCTGGATGTAAACCAGCATGGCCAGGAACAACACGACCAAGCCCGATGTGGCTGTCGCACCGTCAGGCTACCAGGCGGCTGGATTGCCTGTGGACGCGGTGCCCGTGGCCACGTCGGAGATCACGCGGGACAAGGATCGCGCACCCGATGCCCCGCCTCAATCGGACGTCGGTCCGGCGCAGACACCGGAGACCCCGATGCCACCGCCGGTCGACGAGGTCGCCCTGCTGCTCGACCACGAGCCAACCAGGAGCGAGCTGACGCGTGAGCGCGCGGTCATCCACGAGAGCGACGTCGTCGTGATCGAGGAGGCCGAGCCTGAGCCTGTCATCGTTCACGCGGTTCCGACCGACGTGTACGTGACGCCTCGGCTGACGCAGAACTGCCGGATCGGCGGCGAGTGGTACTCGTTCAACGCGGGAACGCGCACCAAGGTCTCCAGCGACATCGTCGACCACCTCAAGCGCGCCGGGGTCATCTAGCCCATGCCGATCCCCTCTGATCTGGTGTCACAGCTTCGCCGCCGTCTGAAGGACGAGCGGGCCGGGCGAAACTCGTTCCGGTTTCTGTGCACCGATCAGAGCGCCACAGACTGCACGCTCACGATCACGCGCGGTGGCTTGCTGACCACGTTGCCGATCAACGCTCGGCAAGCTCTCGCGCTGTCGCTCGACCTGTCGGACCCGACCTATGGGACGGTTCGCCAGCTCGTCGACTTCATGAACGTGCAGCCTGGCTACCTGGTCGAGGTCGATCGCGACTTCGAGCCTGACCACCCAGCAGCCGACCTCGTGCTGCACGGTCCTGCAAGCTGCCTCGGCGGAGCTGTTCCAATTCGGTGTCACCTCTACTCGGACGCCGAACTCGAAGAGTTCCTCCGCACCGCCTGTCACCGGCACAACATCCGGTACACCCCCGCAACCGTTCCTGCAGAGGAAGAGACGTTCGTCCTGATGCTTGCACAGTCGGAGGCGTACCGGTCGCTCGCCGGCGATGCGGCGAAGCGCGCGAACATGGAGTACACGAGCACCGAGCTGCTCGAGATGGCGGAGGCGCTCGAGTACACGTACAAGGGGGACCGCACCCGCCAGCTCCGCGTGATCCCCGTTGCCACGCCGCTCGACCAGTCGGATACCGGCCGAGGCGAGGTCATCACGACCGCTGTCTACCGGCGCTCGATGCGCACGGGCTGGATGGGGCCGATCGGCGCAGCCCTTGAGCCCATCCCGGTTGTCTTGAGCGTGGAGGACCGGGACATCGAAGACACCAAGGTCACGCTGCGTTGGACGCGGAGCCGCGAGCAGCAGTTCTACGCGTACGAGCTGTGGCGCGACACGCGACCGATGATCGAGCGCCCGCCAGACGTCTCGACCATGACGGACGTTCCCGAGGTGCTGCGGGACAACACCAAGAGGGTCTACACCGCCAAGCTCGCCATGCGGTCCGCTGGCCCGCACTCGATCCGCGAGCGCGTCGGCACGATCGCCATCCTGTCTGAGCAGGGCGGCCAGACGATCAACGGGTTCACAGACACCGGCTACACGAACCAGAACCCTCGCGGTCTTGGCCCGGCGACCGCACCGCCCCTCGAGCCCAACACGACCTACTACTACCGGATGTTCGTGATCGGTCTGAACGACGTGTTCACCGGCAGCAACGAGGTCGTCGTGACGACGAAGTCGATGCGCCCTCTGTTCGCGTCGCTCAACGCGCTCACGCCGACAGCAGGTCCATCCGGGACCGTGTGCACGCTCAGGGGCACCGGATTCGTTGCCGGCATGCCGGCGAAGTTCGGCGACAAGGACATCGTGGTCACCGTGATCGACTTGACCACCGCCGTCTTCGTCGTTCCGACGTTCATCAACCAGGTCAACTTCGTCGGCCTGCGCTACGACATCGTCATCCAAGATCCGGTGACGGGGCTGATCGACGTGCTGGGCAACGGGTTCCAGCTCAACGCCTCATGATCGAGATCGAGCTGACGGGCGTCGAGGAGTTCAAGTCGAACGCCCGGCGGCTGCGCGGCAAGCTCGCCAAGCTCGGCGACGACGCGGCAAAGGCGTGCGCGGACAAGACGGTTGAATGGCTGCGTAACTCGATCCTGACCCGGTCGCTGAACCTGCAGCCGCTCAGCGCTCTGTACGCAGCGCGCAAAGGCATCGACAACCCGATCTTGGTCGTCACGCGCGACTACATCGACTCGATGATGGTCAGGCGTTCACCAGAGGCGAATGGCTGGGCTGTTGACCTGGCCACAGACGAGTTGCGCTCCCTGGCTCAATGGCTCGAGTTCGGCACCCGCACGATGCCGCCGCGCCCGCACTTCCGGCCGGCTGCGGACTACGCGATGACCCAGATCGCACCAGAGGTCGGGCGCGTCACGCTGATGCGAATCGCAGAGGAGCTAGCCAAGTGATCGGACTCAACACGGATGTCGGCATCGCCGCGGCACTGACAGGCGTCAGCCCGGCCAAGATCCCGCAGACGACCCTCGCCGCGCTCGGGTTCCCAACCACACTGTACAGCGCCCGGCTGGAGAACATCCCGTCCGTCAAGGTCGGCCAGCGCGAGCTGCGCACAGGCGGCATCCCGACGCGCGTTCCTGTCTACAGGTTCGGCATGATCGGGCAGCGGAAGATCGAGGCGTGGCCGTCCATCAGCTATGAGACGGTCGGCTTGCGCTACGACCCAGGGCCTCGCCGGCCTCACTACAGGGACGCGATCTCCACCGAGGTCGCCGGCTCGCACGTCACTGCAACCTCTCCGATGGGCAACCAGGTGTCCGGCGCTACGCTGCGCCGCGTGCGTCCGCATCCTGAGCCGTACGTCATCCAGTACCAGATCGACCTGTGGGGCATGCAGAACGACCCTGTGATGCTGATGGTCGCCAGCGTGCTCGAGGCGTTGCCCCCGCGTGGTGGCATCTCGGTGCTGTGGGCAGACGGCGCCCCCCAGTTCTTGCAGCTCAACCTCGTCACGTCCCTCAACGTCGACGACCCGGAGCCGCAGCTGACCGGCGAGCAGCAGCGCGGCTGGCACTGGTCCATGACCTACGACATCGAGACCTGGATGGACAACACGCTGGCCACGGTCCTCCATCGCACGATCACCGACCCGACGTTCAACTTCACCAAGCAGTAGGAGCGAAAATGATCATCATCAACCAGACCAACCGGGCGCTCTCGGTCGACTTCGCGACGGTCGACGGCGCGCTGCGTGGCGGCATGCTCATGCCGTTCGGACACAGGAACGAAGCCGGTGAGCTCGACGACCGCTGCGAGTGCACGGACGCTGATCTCAAGCAGCCGACGTTCGCCGGCCTTCTCGAGCGCGGTGATCTCGTCAAGGAAATCCCTGCTCCTGTCAAGAATGTAGCGGCTGCACCTGCAGCTGCGGTACCATCCGCGAAACCCAACAAGGCATAGTCAGGAGACCATCCCGTGCCCAACTACCGTTCACCTGGTCTGTACTTCGAGGAGCCGCAAAGCTCGCCCACGCTCGTCACCGCCGCCCCCACCGATGTTGGTGCGATGCTCGGCGCAGCCACCAAGGGGCCGCCGAACAGGCCGGTCCGCATCACGTCGCTCGACCAGTTCTTCCGGGCGTTCGGCACGTACTTCACCGGGTCGTACCTGGCACATGGCGCTCGCCAGTTCTTCGAGAACGGCGGCACCGCGTTGTGGGTGAGCCGCGTGATCGGAGCGAGCGGCAGCGTGGTTGCAGCCCGCCAGCTGTCGAACACCACGCCATCCAGCACCATCCTGCTCGGCGCGTTCTCGGTCGGATCACACGGCAACCTGCTGAGCTGTGACGTCGACCGGGTGAATCCTGTCGTCGGCGCGCTCGCGACCAGCCTCGGCACAGGCGCCGTGACGTCTGCGGTGCTGAGCGACGTCCGCCAGCTCTATGTCGGCGCGACGATCAACATCCTCAACACGACCAACCTCCGGGTCACCATCACAGGGATCGATCCGACGTCCAAGACGGTGTTCTTCCCGTCGCGCGCGCCGAGCGGCGCGATCACCGCGGCCGGCTCGACCGTCACGCTCGAGGAGTTCTCGATCACCGTGCTGCGCCAAGGCGTCGTCTCCGAGACGATCCCGGCGGTCGGCGGCATGGCGATGGACCCGACGGCCGGCAACAAGTATTTCAAGAACGTCATCAACAACAACGACCCGTTCCGCGAGATCGTGGTTACGACCGACAACCTGCTGGCCAACAGCAACACGGTCGATCCGCGTCCGGCCAACGACACGGTTCCCGTGCTGTTCGCTGCCGGCGCTGATGGAACGGCGGTCGCCGAAGCCGACATCGTCGGGACCGTCGGCCCCCCAGGCACCGGATACTTCGCCTTCGATTCGGTCAACGAAGCGTCGATGCTCGCTGCACCTGGCTGGTCAACTGCGGTCTCGAACGCCGGCTTGATCAACTACCTCGAAGCACGGCTCAGCACCAAGATGTGGGGCATCATCGACGCGCCGAGCGGTCTGACGCCGGCCGGTGCGATCACGTACGTGCAGAGCACAGCGCAGCTGTTCTCGGCCAACGTCTCGATCTACTACCCGTGGATTCAGCAGGTCGACCCGACCTTCCCAGGCACGCCGAGCGTCCAGAACCTGTTCCCGCCAAGCGGCGCGGTCATGGGCATGGCAGCTCGCACCGCCTCCAAGTTCGGCGTCCAGCGTGCGCCAGCCGGCACCGAGAAGGGTCGGCTGACCAACGTGACCACGGTGGAGCGCAAGCTCCTCCAGGCTGACACTGACATCCTCAACCCAGCAGGTATCAACGCCATTCTGGCGCTCGACGGCAAGGGTGTGTGCGTGATGGGTGCTCGCACGCTCGCCAAGGGCGACTTCCTCTACGTCAACGTGCGCCGGGTGTTCAACTACATCGAGGCGTCGCTCAAGCAGTCGTACGACGTCATCCTGTTCGAGGAGAACGACGAGCGGACCCGGTCGTGGATCGAGCGTGGCATCACGTCGTTCCTCAACCAGGAGTGGCGCAACCGCCGGCTCAAGGGCAAGACCGCCTCGGCCGCGTTCACCGTGAAGTGCAACGAGGACAACAACCCGGCCAGCACGCAGGCGGCGGGCCAGCTGTTCACGGACATCGGGCTTGCGGTCGCTAACCCGGCCGAGTTCGTCATCTTCCGGCTGTTCCGAGACCAGCGCGAGGCACAGGCCGAGCTGGCGGCGGCTGGTCTCTAACCCCAGGCAGGACAGGAGAGCAACATGCCTCGCTCAAGTATCGAAGACCCCCTCAAGAACTCCAACTTCCTCGTCGAAGTCGATGGCTTCGCGAAGGCCGGCTGCACCGAGGTCACCGGGCTCAGCCGCAAGACCGAGGTCATCAAGTACCGCGAAGGCGGCGACAACGCACAGCCGCGTCTCAGCGCCGGTACCACCGACTTCGATCCGATCGTCATCAAGCGCGGCATCTTGCCGGCGACACAGAACGGGGTCGATGACTTCCGCCTGTGGCTGCAGCAGGTGCACAACGTCCAGGCCGTGCGCGCCCAGTCGAAGGACTACCGTCGCGACCTCGACATCCGCGTGCCCAACCGCGACGGCTCGACCGGTGCGCTGTACCGGATCTACAACGCGTGGCCGAGCGACTGGAAGGGTGGCGACCTCAACGCCATGAACAACGACACCTGGATCGAGGAGCTGACGCTGCAGAACGAAGGTGTCGAGCGCGTCCTCTAGCCCAGGTCAATTCGCCGGCGAGGCATGAACAGACGACGGCGCCTCGCGAGGGCGCCATCGGTCGTTCTGGGGCGCCGTGGTACGATGCTCTCAACGAAAGGCCCACCAATGTACGCACCATCGCAGATCGCTCTGGCAGAGAACGAGTTCGAGCTTCGCTTCAACGACGACGGCTCCGTCGCCAGCAGGTACCAGCTCGTGGACGTCCGCGGCGAGCTTGAGTTGCCGATCGGCTTCTCGGTCGGCGACGTTTTCCATCGCGAGGCGTCGATCGCCCCAATGACCGGCATCGAGGAGGACATGCTCACCGGTGACCACGGCGACCCGATGATTCGGATCGTCGCATCGTGTGTGACCCGCCTCGGGCCGATCGAGGTGCGATACGACGACCGTTCGACCGAGACGCGCCGTTCTATGCTTGAGGCGGTCAAGAAGCTGACGATCGCCGACATCACGTTTCTGCTGTTCGCGATCCGGCGTCGGTCGTTCGTCACGGGCAACGACTACAAGTTCAGCGTCCTTTGCCGGAACAAGCGGTGCAAGAACCGCCAGCACAACCACAGGGTCGATCTGGGATCCCTCAACATCCGGCCGGCTCCGTCTAACGTTGCTCGCATCTATGAGTACAGGCTGCCTGTCACCGGCAAGGTGGTTCGCTTCGGCATGCCCGGGTCCAACGACATCGATCGCCTGATCGCGCTGCAGAAGCAACACGAGGAGGATCGCGCCAGCGTCGAGCTGTACGCCTCGATCATCGATGTTGACGGCGCCAAGCTCAAGTCGTACCTCGACACGAAGATGTGGCCGCTGGACGACCGCGACTCGCTCCGCGGCGAGATGTCCGACAAGGTCAACTACGGGATCGACGTCAAGGTCGACGTCGCCGACTGCCCCGGCTGTGGCAGCACGATGGAGGTGGGAATCGACATCAAGCCGGGTTTTTTCCGACCCACGCTGAGCCGCTGACGGTTGGACGAACCAGCGACGGCGTGGAGATACAGCTCTCGGCCTTCATGCAGGACTGCACGGTCATCAGCCGTGAGTGGCGCTGGCCGCCGAGCGAGATCAAGAAGATGACGATCCTAGAGCGCGAGAACCTGGTCAACCTCGCGATCCTGTACGACCAACGAAGGCGCAACAGATGAACATGGGATTCGGCCTGGTTTTCAACGCTGCAACCAGCGGCGTCGAGCGCGGCATCGGCCGGATCGAGGGCATGCTCGGTGACCTGTCGGGCACCGTGGCAGCTGTCGGCAGCGAGCTTCGCGAGACGTTCGAGCACAGCTTCGGCTTGCTGGTGAAGACCGGCAAGTCGCTGATCGACACGTCTGCAGAGGTCGAGCATGCCGTCCAGGAGATGGCGTTCGCCTACCGCGACATGAAGGACGTCAACGCGTTCGAGCACGTCAAGGAGCAGGTCTCCGACGCGTCGCTCTACTCGATGCAGACCCAGAAGGAGCTGCACGACATGGTCGCGATGATGAAGCAGGTCAACAACGTCGACATCTTCAGCCCGCGTGTTCAGCAAGAGGTCGACAAAACGAACTTGGCGATCAAGAACAGCGCCGTGCTGCTGTCGGAGGTCGGCTTGGCGGCGAGATCAGACGTCGGTTTGCAGGCCGGGATCTTCGCGCTGATGAACGGTCACATGAAGCGAGCCGCCATGATGCTGCGGCCGATCGCCGCTCACCTGGACGACTACGACAAGGCGCTTGCCGGCGTCACCGACAACACCGAGAAGTGGGCGAAGCTGGTCCCGCTGCTCGCTCGCGACTTCGGTGACCTGACGAACTACCTGATGGACACGTGGCCATACCTGAGCAACCAGATCAAGGACGTCCAGCAGAAGCTGTGGTCGACGCTCGGGACGCCGATGATGAACGCGCTCAAGGGTCCGCTGCACGAGTTCCTCGACTACTTCACGAAGCCCGGCGAGGGTCTGCTGACGCACGAGAACATCCACAAGCTCGACGCGATGGCTGCTGCGTTCGGCGACATCGGCAGGTTCATCGCGACCACGGCGACGTACCTTGGTGGGCTGGCTCGGCACATGTTCGAGTTCACGATGGCTCACCCGAACCTGATCAAGATCGTCGGGGCTGTCACAGCGATCATCGGCGCCGCAGCCGGTCTTGGCGCGGCGATCGTGGCGATCAAGCTCGGCGTCATGTCCGTCGCCTTCGCGTTCAGCGGGCTGTTCACCACGATGCTGCCCGTGGCTATCCTGGTCGGCGTGCTTGCCGGCGCCGTCTACATGCTCGCGAAGTGGGCCGTGAACGGCGAGGGTGTGGCCGACACAATGGAGCGGATTGGTATGGTGCTGTCGGCCGTGTGGGAGGGCCTCTCCAACATCAACAACGGCATGGCTACCCTGTCCGAGAGCACGGTGAACGCGCTGGACGACAAGGGGCTCACTGGCGTCACGACCACCCTCCTGCAGACCGGCTACAGGGTGAAGAAGATGTTCGAGTCCCTGTGGGAGGGCTTGAAGGAGGCGTTCGGCCCCGGCGGCTTCGCGCACGAGTCGCTTCTCTTCTTGAGCGACCAAGTCAAGAACCTCATGGGCGACGTCGGCGACACGATGGGCCTGACGGCCACGGGCGCAAGCATCGACTGGTCGAACGCGGGCTCGGCGATCGCCGGCGTGATCAGCACGATCGTCGGCGCGTTCGGCTACGGGTTCGGCCTCATCGTGCGGGCGATCGACTTCTCGGTGATCGCCATCGGCTACCTGATCGACGGGCTCGGCTCTGTCAAGCAGGGCATGAACGGTCTCGAGCAGGAGGCACATCCGCTGCTCAAGACGCTTCGAGAGATCAAAGGAATCTGGGACTGGTACAACGACCAGGGCGACTACGAGCCCGGTGACCAGGGCACGCTGTCCGACAAGGGATCCGGCTCAGGCGCCGGCGGATACGACAACGTCGGCCAGTACACCAAGTGGATGCAGCGCAAGGTCAGCGCGATGCAAACGGGCATGCAGCGCCCGGCCGCGAAGCAGGTTGCTGACCTCTACAACCCGGACGATCGGACCGAGTTCGAGAAGAAGAACGACGCGCTGATCATGAGCGGTGATGCCGCGGGCCTGCTGTCCGGCGTCAACCCGAGCCAGTGGTTGAAGAACCAGGACCAGATCAGCGGGACCTCGACGAAGGCGCTCGAGGAGCGGCTCGCGAAGTACCACGAGGCGATCCTGCAGGTGGCGAGGTCGCCGATCGCCGTGTACATGGACGGCCAGCTCGTCGGCCAGGCCATGGACAGGAACCAGGCCCACATGGACGAGCGAACAGGTAGGATGGGAAAATAGCCATGGCCAACGACCCCAATCCGTTTCCGTTCTCACAGTTCCTGGACGGCGGCCAGGTGTCCGGGCTTGCCGTGCAGCTCTCGCACGGCCGGATCGTCCTGCCCAAGGTTCGGAACGTCCACACGTTCATGTTCAACCCCACCGAGGTCAAGACCAACCACAAGTGGAAATGGGGCAAGCACTCCGTCGTCGGCCACAGCCACAACATCCTGTCTGGTGGCAGCGGCGAGGACGAGCCGATCACCTTCACCCTCCTCATCGACGGCGACCGCGGTCGCAGCGACCG